GGGTAAGAACCCTGAGGGACGCACAGCCAAATCGATACGCTACGACAGTTTCGTTAAGATTTGGGTAGAAGGATACAAGGCGTTCCCTGCGAGCAGATACGGAGGCAATGAGCCATACACGATCTGGGATAAAGGGGCGCGGGATTACTGGGGATGATCTAAAATGATTGGATTAAAAAATGAAAGAATGAAAACAACAACTGACCGTCAGCAGGGTACGCTGCTGAAAAAGTTCCACACATTAAGCACAAAGGCTGGATTGACCTCCGATGAAAAATACCTGATGATTGGCGCCTTTGGGCATGAGAGCAGCCGCGAAATGACGGTATCTGAACTATTGCGGGCCTGTGATATGCTAGACGCAAAGCTTAACCCCAAATTAGCCGAGATAGACTTATGGCGCAAACGCGTTATGGCTGCTATTGGCGGCTGGCTCAGGGTGATGAGTGTGGAGAGCAATGCAGCAAAGATTAAAGCTATCGCCTGCAGAGCCTCTTCCTTCGAAAACTTTAATGATATCCCCAGGGAACGGCTCAATAACCTTTACTATGCTTTTTTGAAAAAACAAAAGGACTTTAAGCGCGTGAACTCCATCGTGAAGGAGCAAATAGACGAACTAATATATCAGAATTAATGGAAAAGGCTTCTAAAATATCCCATCTGGAGATTTGCTCTACTTGCAAAGGGGAAGCATGCATTTGGGTTACTGAGTCACTGCCGCGACATGGATCGGATAGGGGCCATGAAGTGGCACAGATGTGCCCTGAATGCCAGGGTACCGGCATTGTAAAAATTGTTACAGAAACAACTATAACAACATATCCTCATTTTATAACACACTTTTAAACATAAGTAAATGGACCAAAAATCGCACATTAAAGTCATTGAAGAGGGATTTATTATCCTACGAGCCGATGATCAACCCACACCACGCATAAAGTATATCGCGAAAGGGCAGCATAACTGGATCACGCTTGAAAAATTTGAAACAAAGGCGGCTCGTGATCGAAAACTTAAAGAACTTCTTCAGTCATCAATTTACTTAATCGACTAAACATCATGAATGATAAATCAATTTACGAACCAGTTGTAGCGAGAGACCGATTAATGGCGGCTGTAATGGTTGATATCCGAAAGGAAATGACTCAGAAAATAATTGCATTGCAGAAGGAACAGACGCGCCTGACCCTTTTACTTGCTGATAAATTTAATGTGGATGATTATCGCAAACTCAATATTGTGAATCAACACATTCTAGTAGCCTGTTCGCGTCGAAAAGGAGAATGGGTAAAGGGAGATAATCTCAACTATGCAACCATAGCAAAATAAATACAAACATTTGATTAATCAACATTTAAACAGTTTTTAAAATGGCACAATTAGAGTCAACCGAAATTACGGTAAGGTGGGAAGATCTTTCGATCGAGAAAATTGCCGAAATTCTTGAGCAGAAACGGAAGGAGCAAAAGGAGCTCAAGATGAATAAGCGTGCGGCCTATGAAGGGATCCGCGCAGACCTGGTCTTTAAGATCGAAAATGCAGTCCGTAGGGTTTCGGACGATGTACACTCATTGTTCACGTTCGTATGCGAAGAAACGGAGGCTTTCCGTGCAATTATGGGGGAATATGGCCAGCTCAGGCGCGAGAACCAAATGAGTTATCAGCTCGAAGAGGGCAACTTCAGGATTGAAGTTAAAACGAACAAGGTTAAAAAGTTTGATGAGCGTGCAGATCTGGCTGCAACCCGCCTGATTGAATTCCTAACACAGTGGATTTCGCAGAGCGACAAGGGCCAAAGCGACCCCATGTATCAGCTGGCTATGACACTACTGGAGCGCAATAAGTATGGCGATCTGGATTATAAATCCATAAGCAAACTTTACGAACTTGAGGAGGACTTTGATTCTGAAGAATACTCAGCTATTATGGTTCTATTCCGTGAATCGAATGTAGTCGAAGGCACAGCTACCAATTTTTATTTTTGGGAGCGCAATAACATGGGCGTATGGACTAGGGTAGAACCATCCTTTAACCGTATGTAATGAACGCTAAAGAATTCAGGGAGGCTGTAGCCACGATGCGCAGCCTCCAGAAGGAGTACTTTAAAAATCGCGATCACCTGATCCTGCAACGGGCCAAGGCCATGGAAAAGGCAGTCGATGATTATATCAAAGAGGGGGAAAAAGAAATAAACGCACAAAAATCACTTTTCTAATGGCTGCTAAACTTTACTACGATATTTTAGAACTCCAGCGCCTTCCGCTTGGGGATATCTATAACATTGCGCTTTGGTTTAAAGTGGATACCCTGAATAAGAAGAAACAGCAGATCATTTACGAAATACTGGATGCACAACAGCAATTAATACCGACCGAAAATGATCGAAAATAACGTAAAGCGGGTTTATATTATCGCCAAAATTACAGGCCAAAATCAACTTGAAGTGGCCTTGAAATATCAGAATGCAAAATTTTTGCTTCAGAGTTTTGGTTACGAACCCGTATCTCCCATCGATCATGTACCCGCAGACGCCGACTGGCATGCTGCCATGCGGATTTGCATCCCCCTACTACTTGGCTGCGACAGTTATATAGTTCTTGACGCCCTGCATACCACTCCCGGAGGCATGATTGAAGACACCATTGCCGGCTGGGTTGGAATACCACGTATTTATTTATCTAAACTCTAAACGTATGAACCCGATTACACATTTATTGGCTTTAGGGACGATCCTTTTTGTTTCCGGCTTTTTTGCAGTCATGTTTGCCGGCATGGCACTCTTTGAAAGGGATGTTGAAGAGACCAGCGAACCTACCTACGAACCCGGTGAAATTGATGACACCAACTATCCGGACGTTGATTCTGTAATATTTCCAAAATACTAACGATGGAAAAACACTACCTGGGATACCGATGTGTGGGGACGGTCGCGATGAGCCGTATGCAACGCAATGAACTTTTAATTGCACGCTATTACTACATGAGCGAACTTAAGCGATTGCGCTTTGACGATGTTGTGTTTCGGCTCTCTTCCACCTTCTTTATCTCTGATATTTATGTGATGCGCCTTTTGAGCGCCTTGTCGGAACAATTTGATCAAATAAAAGCTGAGCATCCTAAACGAGAGGACTTACGGGCTAAATGGCCGGAATGGGACTGGAGTTGAAACGAATTTAAACTAATTATACTAATGAGTCAATACGGAAATTTGGTCGCACAACTAAAATTAGAGGATGAGGCAGATATTCGGTATATCATTCGAAATTTTAAAGCAGATGGTTATACACGGGGAAGGCTGCTCAAAGTATTGGATAACGAAAAGGCACTTGTCAAGGTTTTATCAAAGAAGAAGTTTTCGTGCCGAATGAATAACAATGTAATTAATGCTATAGAACGGATTTTAAATGAACCAGAACTTATCAATCTATGAAAAATTTTAAAACCTTCCGTGAAGTTATCCAGGATCCGCAATGCGCGAAATTTGTCGTGGCAGAGATCCAAAGCTATTGGAAGCAACAAAACGAGGCGCTGGCTCAATTGCCCGCCGGATCGAAACTTAAGATGACTGCTTATTTCACGCTTGATCGGAAAGGGATCCTTAATCCTGAAGATCTCATCAAAGAAATGGAGTTAATTGATCAACGGAAGTCGGAGTTATCGTCGCTTGAACGTCGGTTGATTAAACAGATCGTTTGGAATGCAATGGCAGAGACAATCAATTATTATAAATAACAATTACAAAAAAGTCGGGTATGAAATTAAACATTTACAATTCTGAGAACAGCAAGAAAGTCTTTACCGGTAAATCTATGATTCGGATATCGCGTAAAGCAGGATTATTTACTTTTAGTAAGACCGCCGGAGAGAAGATTGGCCTCTCGTTAGGAGATCGGGTTGTTATTGTCCAGGATACCGACAATCCGGATAACTTTTATGTGCATAAAACAGCCGATCCTAAGGGATTTCTTTTGCGGTTTAAAACCGCCAACTATGGGGCATCATTCAATTGCGCCAAACTGGCAGGGATAATTCTGGATGCTACTCCTTACAAAACGGTAAGTTATTTGCTTGGAAATGTCCAGGATATTGACGGAATGGCCTATCATCTGATATTGACATCGAAACCATTAGCCGAAATGCTCTAATGGGAAAGCAAACACCGCGGTCACGCCGACTTGATCTGATCAATAGTATGAAGCATGGTGAGCAAAAAAGGATTGCAGAGATCTTAGGATGCTCGAGGGGTTATGTATCGAGCGTGCTGAACGGCGCCAGGAATCAGACAAATGAACTTGGGACAAACATCATCCGCCTGGCGGAACGTGCCGCGGCAGACGCTTACTTTTTGAAACGCAAACAACGCTTTTAAATCATGATTGGAAAAAAATTAAGTCCAATACTGGAAGAGCTCGAAAACACCTTATGGGAATTTGAAGCGAACCGGGGAATTTTACCTGAATTTACTGAAGCCGGGTTTCGATCTGCATCTAAAATATTTATGTCGGTACTAATGGAAAAGATGTGGGAGCTCCAGAGCAAGGAACATATGGCCATGCCGGATCGCTCAGCCATGGCGCTAAAGGCTGGAGAGGATTTGCGTAAATTGGTAAAAACTTATACCGGTTTCGATACCTTTGATTTTTATAAAAAAGTACCTTTACAACGCTAATTTAAAAACTATTTAAAAACCTTTAAAATGAAAACAATTCTTGGTTTATTGTTCGTTTTGATTTCGATTACTGCATTCGGGCAAGTGGATAAAAAACCTTTTACCGAGGTGGATGAAGAAGAACCTATAAATTCTAATCCTTTTAAAATTCATCCAAAAGGAATTAAGCTTTTTGGGGATATTTATTTTGGTATGAGCAAACAGGAGGTGAGAGAACTTACAAAACCGCATAATGAGAAACAATCAATTACAGTTATTGGTTATAAAATAAAGGCCTCACCATATTATTCGCAATTCAATGAAAACGGACTTTGTGTTTTAGGGATGACCTCTTATTTGTATCCTAATCCCCACATGAGTAATGGTCTTTGCAAACTTGCTTTAAATGCAACAGATTCAATTATGACTAACTTGGGTGCCAAATGCATTTATAAAAATGAGAATTGGCCTGATCCTTTATTAATGCCTTCCAATATTGCATCTATTTATAATCTTAATGGCAATTCCATAAAATTAACTGCTCATTATACAGGTGGTGATTATAGTGTTGATCTTTTAATTACCACTATTCCCTTTGAAAATGCAAATATCAAAAAGAGTAAATCAGAATTTAATAAAAGCATTGAAGAAGCAAAAACGAAATTTTAACGAAGCATAAATTATAAAAAAAGCCCGGTCAATTTGTCCGGGCTTTTTTTATAAAGTTTCCTCCACCGGAACCATCCAGGTAGTTTGGTAAACGATCAATCCATCGGACCGTTTTTCGCGACGTGTCGACATACGGGATAGGCGGCCATGAACTCCAGCAAGCTCGGGAGCATTGGCGATTGCACTTTCCACCATACTCCTGTTTTTTAAAGCATTTAAAGAGGCATTGAAGGCATCTATTGCCGTAAGGTTACTTTGATCGGCTATTTTCCGGTAAGCAAACCGGGTGACAATGGTTGCCGTTCCGGATTGGGTATTCAGATCGCCGGCCTCCCATTGAATTGCCTGGGCATCGATTAAGATACATGGCAATAATGCTACCGGCTTGAATTGGCCGTCCTGGTCAATAGCCTCAAGCTGGCCTTCTTCGGCGCTTATTTGCTTTAACCAGGATAACGTTTTGCAAGCTGTAAAAATGGTCCGAAATATTTCTTCCATGGTATATTTATTAGGAATAGAAACGCACCGCTGTGCGTCTCTACCGGTTATTAACTGATTTCATTTCTCTGGCGACAATAGCCTGGAGATTGGTGGTTAAAATTTGTGACGTTCCCAGAAATTTACGCTGAGGAATATGGATTGGATGTGCCTTCGTTCGGGGCAGTTTGTGCCCCGTTGTGGCCAGATTTGAGGCTATCTTATTACTGACATATACTATTTTTCCAGCCTTAGGGAAAAAGGCTGTTCCACCCGGATGGTTAATGGTACCTCCATCGTTATGGATACGCGCATAGGGCAGTGTCGTACCTACAATGACCATATTGTCGGTCTGACTCAATACCCTGATGTCCTTAAACAGGTGTCCGGTTCCTTTACCGATTAGCACTCCGCGACCCGGATCCGAATCGTTTTTCCGCTGTGCCCAGGGCTCCATTCCGGAGTCAAACCCCCCGCGCTGAAAATTTTCTTTGGTCTGGCGCACAGCCTCGGCGCCCAGGAGAGGAGGTAAGCGGCGGATTGCCTCCTTTGCCTGTCGCTTGAGATTATCAAGCGAGACCTTATTGCAGGATAGATTAATCATCGAGATCGTCGATATATTGTTTGGACAAATTAAGACCAAATGATAAAGCGGAATCGGAGGCGGCTTTCATCGTTGGATTTTCGTCGTTAAAAACCTTACCCGTCTTACCCGAGTTATTGGCAAATTGCGCATCGATCGCCGGTAGATCCATCTCGGAAACGTCGGTAGGTTTGGCATTCGGATTGGTGACTTGGATAACATCACACCTGCATCCCCAATCGAGCGGAGGATAGTAAGTATCCCAGAACTCATCATCCACCGGACGGATTACTCCGTTCAGTTCAGCATGCTCCTCACGTACCCGATCATCACCCGCAGTGATAAACTCCAGGTATGGCATTACGTCTGCATCATCGGCATATTTCTGCCATTTATCGGCCATAATCCCGGAGCTGGTGGATGTATTCCATTCGGTCTGCATCCAGTTCTTGTTGTATTGGATATTCAGGGAGTCGACCACTTTTTTGAAGTTCGAAAAGGAAAGCGGATTACCGTCACCGTCGAGCATGAGCGCCTTCATGTCGTGTTGAAAGCCCTGAACCTTGGCGGCGCTAAATTGATAGGCATTTTGGATGAGCTTTTCACCTAGCGCCCTTCTATTGCTTCCAAATTCATAATCGCCAATCGTTCCGTAACCCTCTTCAATGGCTTTTACCAGGCTATCGGCAATGAGTTGCACCAAATCTTCATCGACCACAAAACCATCGGGCAGATTATCGTCGTAGATCATTTTGGCAATGCGGTGTGCTTCGGATTGCGCCTGATCGGCAAAAGCATCGATTGGATTCTTTTTACCCCGCAGGGTTGTAAAGAAGCCGGATAAGAGTGCCCTTAACCTTCCGGATGGTTTATCGGGCGTGGTATCCTTTTTTTTGCCTTTGGCGGGCTTTGAGGGTACCGATCCATCCTTACCCTCTTCGGCTAATG